AAACGAACTTATATCAAGTTTTTTCAGTTTCAAAAACAAATGAAAAATAAACAAGATATGTTAGTAGGAATAATCACAATCATTGCAACAATAGTAGCAATGATTTTTTCTCTTAACTATACTTCAAAAGTCTTAACGGAAAATGCACACAAAAATACTGCCACAATAATAATAAATAAAAAAGATCCAAAATTCCAAATTAAAAACTGGGGAATGAATAGAACAAGAACTAAAAAAGACGCAATGATAGAAAGAATGATGAATAATTAAAACTCCATAGCTAATTGTTTTACTTGAGGCTTGTAATTCATCTCTAAAATTCTACTGTTGATCATTGCAATTACTTCTAATATTCTTTGATTTCTTTTTTTCTTAGAACCATTATCTTCTGACACATTAATCACAATAAGATCAAAATTCATTTCATAACTTTTTTCTAATTTTTCTCTATCAGTTTTCTGTACCTGTAATAATTTTTTTTCACCATAAATAGCCTTGTAATGAAAAACACCATTCAATTCAAAAGCAAGATTCAATATAGGAATGTCCAAATCCAATTCATAGTCTATTCTTGATTTATTATATAAAATTTCAAAATTATATGTATCAATCAAAACAGCCTCCAATTCAACTTCAAGCTTGCTTCTGTTTGATCCCCAATCTTTGTAATATTTTCTTAATAATTTTGCACATTCTTGACTGCAACAATGTCTTGGTTTATCTTTTATTTGATTCAATTGTTTCATGAAAGATTTTAAACAAACAAAACAGGATACTTCTTGCTGTTTATTCTTAGCATTGTGTGCACAACGTCTAGAACAATAGTGATTAGGATATCTTTCAATTTCATGAAGCTTCTTCAGAAAACTTACTCCACAGTCTAAACAACAAACACTCTGCTGTTTATTATGAAATCTACCCCGACAACTTCTAGAACAAAAATTATTTTTATATTTCAATAATTGACTAAGCGACTTATAACAATCTTTTCCACAATGATCACACTTATAATTAGGTTCAGGCATACACAACTTATACAAATGTGATAAGATAGATTTATGAAAGAACAACGCAAACTAACTGATATTATTTTCGGAATTTTAATAATAATTACAACAACGATTTTTTTAAAAGTTGCTTGCGATTGAGAACTTTCTTGGTATAATTTATTTGATGGTCCTTAATAGCTCAGCGGTAGAGCATTCGGCTGTTAACCGAACGGTCATAGGTTCGAATCCTATTTAAGGAGTGTATAATCCCCATAATTATAAATGGGGATTATTTTCGAATATGGCCTGTTAGTCGAGTGGTTAAGATGCCTCCCTTTCACGGAGGAGACCAGGGGTTCGATCCCCCTACAGGCTATAATAACTCTTTTGATTAATTTCAAAGGAGTTTTTTATTTCTATGGTATAATAATAATGGTGTTATATCGAACTTAACACCATTAGGTATAAATTATGAAACATAATTGTTTGAAATGCGGAAACATTATTCCAGTCAAGATGAATATTGATGGGAAAATTAGAAATTTAGATAAAAGAAAATACTGTATTGAGTGTTCTCCATTTGGTTCTCATAACACCCGAAGTCTACACAAAAATGATACCAGAGTGTCGATGAATGTCTGCAAAGTTTGCAATAGAGAATACCAAGGTGGTCATAGAAAACATAAAGATAAATGCGGTAGATGCTATAGTCTGGCTTACAGAACTAGAACAAAGCAGCAAGCTATCGATTATAAAGGTGGCAAGTGTTCTGTATGTTCTTACGATAAATACATAGGATCATTACATTTTCATCACGTTTACCCTGAAACCAAATCATTTAATATTGGTGAAATAAATTTCAGAAAATTTGATTTAATAGTTGATGAGTTAGATAAATGTATTTTAGTTTGTTCGAATTGCCACTTTGAAATTCACGCTGGTTTAGTTAATGCTGTGGAAATTTATGAAGAACAACAAAAGACATTTCCAAAATATGTCAAAGAAATAAAACCAGAAAAATTTTATCAACCAGTTGTAAAGATCTCAAAAAGACCAGACAAAGAAATTTTAGAAAAATTAGTTTGGGAAATGTCTTGTGTAAAAATTGGTGAAATGTTTGGTGTCAGTGATAATGCAGTTAATAAATGGTGTAAGTATTATGGTATTACGAAACCAGGTCGAGGAGATTGGGAAAAAATTAAATCTGGCAAACTTGACAAACCTTGTGATTAATGTATAATTAGTCTGTAAGTTCATTCTCCCGTGGTGAAACTGGCATCATCTTAGATTTTGGCTCTAAAGTTCCTTGATCGTACTGAGGCGGGAGAATATTACAAAAATTGGCCTCTGTAGCTCAAAGGTAGAGCAATGGTTTTGTAAACCATTTGTTGCAAGTTCGATTCTTGTCGGAGGCTTGGTGATATAATAAAGATATGAACGAAACAATTTTAATTTCAATTTTATTTGCTTTAGTGGCAATAATTTTCGTCTTGATATTTGTCGTAATTTTTCAGATTAAAAAAATCTTTAAATCTTATGATAATAATTTTGAAACATTGAATAAGAAGACAGCGAAAATGGTGGAGTAGATATGAATTTTATTACTGCAACTTGGATTAATTGTTCTGTTATTTTTGTATCTGTTATGGCATTTTCTCTTTATTTCAATTATCGTTTGAATAGATTGATAAAGATGCTTGACTCTATGATTACAGATCGACCAGAATAATCTTTAAACCCATCGATTTCGATGGGTTTATTATTTTAAGGTAAAATAAATTATGTCTGAACGTGAATGGGTTGAGAAGATAAAAAAAGAATGTGTCTTGAATGTTGGCAATTTTGACACTAGATATGCAATTCAGTTAGTTGGGAGAAATGGTAGTAAGATTGGTCTTGTTTCTCTCAATAAGCGTTTTATGAGTGTTGATGTAATTGATAAGTTGAAATATGAGCGTTTCTATGATAATTTTTATTCTAGAAATAATAAGGAATCTCGAGCCCCTTTAGTTATTGATTACCATATAGAGCATAATATTGGTAAAAATGGTTTTAAGGAGCTTTGGGATTTTTATTATAAGAAAGTAAAGAGATGACTTATAAATACACCATAGAAGGTAAAAATGGCAAAGTTGGGGGCTCGAATAGTGATTATAATTGGATACTTAAAGAAAGAGATGCAATTATGAAAGCTATTTTTCCTAATTTTGTTTTGAGTGAAAAATTAAATGATCTTGTAAATAGTCCAGATTATTTAGTTTATGAGTATGGAGATGAGAAAGTTTATTTTAAAATAGTAAAGGAAGATGATAAAAATCAATAAAAAAGGGGAGCTTTGCTCCCCTTTTTTATTGATTTCTGTAGTAGTCTAAAAGTAGTTTTACACTGTCTTCCAAAGTATATTTTGGTTTCCAGTTTGTTTTTTCATAAAATTTATCTACACTTGGAATTTGAAGAGTAACGTCTACAGGTCTTAATAAATTAGGATCTTCTTTTGAAACAATCTTGCATTTAGCTTGTCTTTTAAGTTCTTCAAGAAAATCTCCTACTCTTACTGGAACAGTAGATCCAATATTATATGCTTCGCCTAATTCGCATCTAATTGCAGCAATCCAATAAGCTTCAACTATATCTCGAACGTCTAATAATGTTCTGACTGAATCTAAATTTCCATGATATAAAACATCTTGTTTTCCACGTTCAATGTCAACAATTTGTTTAGCAAATGCGCTGGAAAATATATCAGGTCTTCTTGGATTAATATATCCAAAAGCACGAGTTATCACACAGGGAATGTCATAAGATCTGTAGTATGATTTTACTAATTTTTCTTGTGTAAGTTTGCTAATTGCATACACATTTACTGGATCAATACTTTGTGATTCTTTAATTGGAATTTCATCTGGTCTGACTTGTCCATAAACTTCAGAAGTACCACAAAATTGAATCATTGGTTTTTGATTAGTAATTCTCAATGCTTCTAATAAATTAAGTGTTCCATTTACATTATTATTAAAAACAGATATAGGAGTAGTAAAAGATAATTTAACATTAGCATTTGACGCTAAGTGAAAAATGTAATCTGGCTGGGCTTCTTCAAGTGTTCTAATGACACTACCTAAATCTGTCAAATCACATTCAAACATTTGTATTTTGGAAAATACTCCTGATTTATTTTTTCTATCTGTATGCCATCTGGAAATGCCTTGAATTTGTATATCAGGAATTGTTGTAAGATGTTCAGCTAAGTATGTTGCTCCACTTCCATTGATGCCTGTAATAAGTGCTTTTTTCATAAAATTATTATACTCAATCGTCGCATTCTGTGTAATAACCATCATCATTTGGAAGAATTATGTTAAGATCTTCTTGTGTTGAAAAATAGCAATAAGATAAATCTGAATGAGCAATAAGTAATTTCATCATGGCTTCGTATAAATTGGTATCTGTGCAATATGGAGTGTAGCATTGAATTACTTTGTCATAATTTACAAGAATAAATTTTTGATTATTAAAACTTATTGTGAAAAATTTATTAAGTTCTGTTTCTACATAAAATGCTTGAAGTCCAGGCACATTTTTCTTAAGCATCTCCCAATCTACTCCAAGATTGTTTTGTGCAGGAAAAAGACTTCTTCCCCAATCTTTTAAGGTTAAAATTTGTTGGATATCATAAGAAGATTGTCTTGGTAAATTGTATATATCAATTATTTTCATCTTATTTGCATTATACCTGATGTGTGGTATGCTATCGCTATGAAGCACAAAATTACTATCATTGATGAGAACTTTGAAGAGAAAAGCCTTGAAATGACTTATGCTCAATTGAAAGAGTTGAATCGTTGGTTAAATATTTATTTGAATACTGGCAAAACAATTGAATATAAGAAAGAAAGAAATTCTAATAAAATTGTTGATGCAAGGCTTGTGCAGATGTAAGTTGTGGTATAATTAGAGAATAAGACGTGCAACCGTAGCTCAGTGGATAGAGCAACTGCCTTCTAAGCAGTTGGCCACAGGTTCGAGTCCTGTCGGTTGTATATAAAAAATCCCATCCTTATTGATGGGATTTTTTAATTTAATGCAAGTATTATGAATTTATCAATAAGAATATTACTATTGGAGGATATTCTTATGAGGTTTAAATTATCACCAATGGAGTTGATAATTTGCATAATGGTGATTTTAACACTGTTGGCAATTTTTATTCCAATATATATTTTAGCTTGGTCAACTTTTTAATCTTCTGTAATTGTATATGAGATGCAAGTAACAGGAGTTCCAAATCCCTGTAAATATCTAACTTTGACAGAATTGATATATCTAGTTTTATCATCAGGAACAATTTCTGCTCTAACAAGAAGATCTACTAATGGTTTTATAATGTTGTCAGCATCACATTTCAGTTTCCATTTGTAGTCTGCCATTATAAGTATTTCAACATCTATAGGAAATTGTGTTGCTGGAAGAAGATTATCTTTAATGATTAGAATATTCTTTTCTATCCAATCATTATATTTTTTGCTTTTCACCATTTTTCCACGAGCAACAGGAGCATACATCTTATTTGCGGAAAATGGTTCTTGGATAGTACAAGATTTTTTAAGCATAGATAATTTGTACAGAGATAGTATAGGTAATAAGAAAAAATTATGTGGTATAAATTAGCACAACAATTACAACTTCCTGGATTAGATGTAGAACAATCTGCGCCTAAAAGTAAAGAAAAATCAGAACAGAAAGCAAAATCTCCAGAGCTTTTAGAGACACAAAAAGAACCAAAAAGTTTATTCTTCAATGATTGGGCTAAAGATCATTACGTGCCAGAAAGACCTGTATATCATGGAACTACACACGAATTTGATAGATTTGATATTAACAAAGGTGTCTCATCTAATGCTTTCGGCCAAGGATTTTATTTTACTAGTGATGAACAAGATGCCACTGAAAATTACACTGGTTCTGGGCCTGATCAAAAATTAAAAATTACAGATCTACAATATGAATTAATTGATGAAGATGATGAAGACGCTTATTATCTATGGAACTTGTATGGTGATGATCCAAGATACCGCCCTTATTTTAACGAAGATGGCACTGTTGCAAGCCTTCAATACTTAGTAGAAAAAATTGCAAATGATACTGTTTTAGGTTCCAACAAGTCAAGAGTAATTCCAGCTCATGTAAGACTGAAAAATCCATTGCACTTGACATCTGAAAACGATACTGAACATCCAGAAAAAACTTTTGTTGATGATACAAATGAGACATTAGAGTTTTTAA